GATCAGGATATATACATCAGGCGCGTGAAAGATCCGATGATGATCTATCTCGACCCTGACGCGAAGGAGATCGATAGAAGCGATGGAAAGTTCGCCTTCATTTTCGAGGACATCGCCTGGGATGAGTACAAGATTGACCCGCGCTTCACGAAATGGAAAGACGTGGGGACAAATGACACCCTCGACGCTGGCGGCTGGATGCACACGGACTACGTGCGTATTGCAGAATACTTCTTCGTGGAGGAGGAAGAGGATACGCTCTACGCGCTGCCGCAGGGCTTTGTAGAAGGCTTTCCTGGAGGCTTCGTGCTGCGCAGTACGCTTATGGGCAAGGGATCGAAATTGCCCTCGCGCGTGCGCAAAGAGATGCGCGCGCTGTTGGACAAGAACACTGACGTGCAGTCGCGAACGGTGATAAAGAAGACCGTGCAATGGCGGCTTATCATTGGCAGCCAGATTGTGGAAGAGCAAGACTGGCCTGGCAAGTACATCCCGATCATTCCGGTCTGGGGGGACGAGTACGTCGTCGAGGGCACGTGGGATTGTAAGTCGCACACGCGGAGCATGCTGGACGCGCAGAGGATGTACAATTTTGCTGCGTCGTCCAGCGTCGAATACATGGCGCTGCAGTCGAAGACACCGTGGCTCGTGGCGACGGAGAGCATCGAGGAACTCGAGACGTACTGGAACGAGGCGAATCGCATAAACACTTCCGCGCTGCCGTTCAAAGCCTTCCGCGATGATGGCAGCCCCATTCCCCCGCCTTCGCGCATTGAGCCCCCCACGAGCGCGCCAGCGTACGCGCAGCAGATGCAAGCGTCGCTGCAGGATCTTCTCATGACGAGCGGGCAGTTTGCCGCACAGATGGGAGCGCAAGGGAATGAGCGCAGTGCGAAGGCCATTGGCGAGCGTCAGAGGCAGAGTGATAATGCCACGTATCACTTCATTGATAATCTGGCTATTGCTATTCGGCATCTTGGTCGGATTATTCTTGACCTCATCCCGCATGTCTACGACACGCGAAGAGTGCTACAGGTCCTCGCCGAAGATGGCACGACGATGGAGATGGTTCTAGACCCCAAGGCTGCGCAGGCACATCAGAAGATTATGATTGAGAACCAGCAGACTGCGCAGCATATCTTGAATGTGAACGTGGGAACGTACGAGGTGCAGGCCGATGTCGGGCCGAATTATGCGACACGGCGCGAGGAGGCCTTCGATGCCTTCAAGTTGATCCTTACGCAGAGCCCGCAATTGGCGAGCATCCTGGGCGACATTCTCTTCCGCGCTGGCGACTTCCCGCACGCGGAAGAGGCCGCGCAGCGCTTGCGCAGACTTGTGCCCGCGCAGGCGCTGGGTGAGGGCCCGAGCGTGACGGAGCAGCAGCAACAGCAGACTATATTGAACTTGCAAAACCTCTTGTCATCTGCTATGACTGAGCTGGCGACAGAGAAGCTTAAATTGCGCGGGAAGGATGAGCGCAGCGAGATTGACGTTTATAGCGCAATGACGGACCGCTTGAAAGTGCTCGTCGACGCGGCAGCGAAGGGGGAGGCGGATATCAACGCGGACACTTTGCGACCCATCGTGGGCGATCTGCTGAACGAAGCCCGCGCAATGGATCTCTCGCGCGCGGGCGAGAATGCGGAAGAGAATGCTGAGACGCTGAGCGCAGGGCTGCCGCTGAGCGCGACGCAACAGAAGCCACCCGTCGCGGGCGCGAAGCAGGATTATACAGGCCGCTGGTTCGCGAGGGACTTCTCGAAGAGCAAGGAGTTCAGGCCACTATGAGCACAGCGCGGAGCACGAGCGAGCTATACCGCACATGGTGCGTACCCTTGCGCTCGCGTAAGCGCAACTTGCGAATGTCGCCGGAGCAGGACGCGTGCGCGCTAGAGATGTATGTGCAAGGCGAGAAGGTCACTGTGATCGCCGTGACGTTCAACTACTCACTTGAGGGCATGGCGAAGCGCTTGCGCATACTGCGCGCGCTAGCGCACGTGCCAGCGCGGGAGAGGGGGAGACCGCAGAATGGATGAGCATAGTGCGCTCTTAAGCGATCTTGGCCTACGCGGGATGAATTCGGACAGCGCTGGAAGTACGCTGGGCGCGCAAGAGATGCGCCCAATTGAGATTACTCGCCACGGCGCGACTAGTATGAACAACAACGATGTGAGCGTGGACCGAATTCGTGGCTGGAAGGATGTAGAGCTGAGCCCAGAGGGAAGAGAAGAGGCCACACGCTTGGGCGTCAATATGCGTGGAAGTGATATTACACATCTCGTCTCTAGCGACCTCGCGCGTGCACATGAGACAGCGAAGAGGATTTCACAGCTCACGAATATCCCACTCGTGCACGTATCAGATTCATTTAGGCCCTGGAACGTAGGAGATCTTACGGGCAAGAAGTCGATTGAGGCCTGTCCGATCCTCGCGCGATATGTGCAAGAGAATCCGGATAAGCCTGTCCCCGGTGGCGAGTCCTTTAACGCGTTTAAGGAGCGCTTCTTTACTGGCCTTACCAGCATACTCGCGCAGCCTGGTATACCTGGTCTCGTCACGCATCATCGTAATGAGCGCGTACTGCACGCGTGGCAGGCCAAGGGCTTCCCCGAAGATGGCTCGCTAGACATGCGCACGTTCAATAAGAAGGGAGAGCCCACTGGCAGCACTATGAAGATGGATATTCCAGTGGATCGCCTCATGAGCGTTATGCGCAATATGCAGGGGGCGCAGAATGGGTAAGCGTAAAAAGCCGCTTTGGTTCTGGGAAGAGCTAGATCAAGTGCTCTTACCTCCAGTTTCAATATACTCTAATTTCTGGCTGCGGCGCTGGATGGGCCAGCAAGGACGACCCTATGGCTGACGATTTCCTTGATAGCATAAACGCTGCCTTCGACGCGCACGCTCGCCGCGCACTCACGCCCTTCGGGGGCGAGCTAGCGCCGCTCGCTAGCGCGGATGCTAGCACGTGGGCGCAGCGCATTCGCGATGCACGCGGGCCCAGCTGGCTCTCGCGCGCCCTCGCAGAGCAGCGCGCAGCGCACGCTGCGTACGTGCAAGGGGGCCCTCGCGCGATGATGCGAGATACGAGCGCTGGGCAAGAGCTAGCGAGCGCTTTTGGCGGCGGGGGGATGACGAAGATCGAGAATGCGCTCATACGCGGGGCGCAGAAGCTGGGGGGCGTTAGTCCCAGCGAGATTATGCTAGGTGGGCTGAAGAAACCTCTCGCGCCGAGCGCGCAAAGTGCGCCCTTCGACCCTGCCATGTTCAACGCGAGCGTGAAGGGTCTGCCGTTCGAGGAGATGTATGATAAGATCAAGGCTCTGCCAGACGCGCACCTCGCTGCGCTGAAGGCGCATAATGAGCTTACTGGAGCCACTGCTAACGCTACGCCTAGCGTGCAGAGCGCACCCTCTGGGCCCTCATTCGGCGTCGGGGCGAATGAGTTCGAGCAGCATGCGCTTACGCGCGAGCCTGGTGCGGAGTGGGGTGACTATGATGCTATGCATGAGAATTTCGTGGGTGCGAGTAAGCAAGATCTCCTCAAGAGTGAGAAAGAGAGCGTGGGCTACTGGAGCACGCCAGAGGGCTATAAGCAGATCAACGGTTCCCTGCGCGGGACGGTGGATAGCGTAAGCGCGGAGCAGCATATTGATAATCTTGACAGCGCAATCGCAGGGACGAAGTTGCAGGGTAACGGGCTGTTCTGGCGCGGAGTTAATAAGGGGCAGAAGGCTGCGCTCGAAGCGCTGAGCGCGGGCGATAGCTTTCATAATGCGGGGTACACTGCCACCACGCTCGACCCGCGCCGCGCGACACATTATGGAGGGAAAGAAGATCCCGGCGCGCTCATCGCGTATCATTTGCCTGAGGGCTATAATGGCCTCTATACCTCGCATCCGGACGCGGGGGCGTGGAGTGAGGCGGAGCGCGAGATGCTCTTGCCGCATGGGGCGCAATTTAAGCTGATTGGGACTGAAGAGATCTCCGCACCGAGATGGCACTACAGCGGCGATGTGACGAGCGCGGAGCCGCAGAAGTATAAAGTCTACCATGTCTTTCCAGACAACGACGCTTGGGCCGCTCCTGGAGCGAGCAAGCAGTTAGACCAGATGCCCGGTGCGCCCAGCGTGGGGCCTAGCCCAGCGTGGGCGCAGGGCTCGAAGTGGGAACCTGCGCCGAGCGAGCAAGGGCCCTCGCTGAGCGATAAGAGTATCTCGCAGCAGTTGGAGAATAACCCTGGCGCTAGCATTTTCGATATCGCTGGCACTAGCGCGCCGACGCCCAAGCCGCAGCCGCCTGGGCCGGACTATGGGGGCTACTCGATACTGCCTAAGCATGGAGATAAGAATGCGTTCTCAGTCTATGATCCAGGCGGGAAGAATATTGGCGATATTAATAATGAAAATGATTACTGGTCACCGAATATAAAAGATGATAGAAAGGGTGAACTTTATAAAGGTTTTGCGACGCCAGGAGAGGCATTAGAGCATATTGCAACACATCATCCTAATCTGGTCGAGTCAGGTAATATATATGAGAGGCACCTGAAGCCGCTGGACTGGAATGCGCTTAGGAGCCCCGTGGGGGCGCGCTCTGCGCTGCCGCCGCACGCGCTCGAGCAGGGCTATAACCCGCTCTATCCGCTGTACAAGGGCGTGGAGGGCGAGAGTGGAGAAGGCTATCCTAAGACTGTGGGGAACTCTATTCTCGAGGGAGGTAAGAAGACGTGGGAGCGTGGGCTGTTCTTCTCGGATGAGCCCAGTATAGGCGGGGCGTATGCAGGGATAAAAAATGCGCCACTAGAATACGTGGCGAGGGCGAAGAATCCGCTCACTGTGGACTGGGCTAAGGCTACGGGAATGCCGAGCTATGATACTACACCTATGCATAATTTGATTGAGGCTGCACGCAAGAAGGGCGCAGATCTCTTGCATATCACGAATATGAGAGATATTGGCAGAGAGGAAGGCCCGCAGAATCAGGTCGTCGCGCTTGATCCCAGCGTCCTGCGCGCGCCTCATGCGAAGTTCGATCCGGCGAAGATGAGCATGAACGCGCCCCTTGCGGGCCTAGCCGCGGCGGGCGCTACGCCGCTCTTCTTCGATAAGCAAGGGAACATGCTCTTGCACATCGGCGCGAAGCCAGAGGAGAAAGAAGATGGGAATAGCGCGCAATGAGAGAAGGCGCATCTTCCGCGAGGCCATGATTGCGCGCGGCACAGGGCGCTCGAAGCGCATCTACGCGCATGAGCAAGTGTTAGATCTTGCCCGCGAGATGGCGCACGAGGTCTACGCGGAGATCATGGAGAGAGATAACGAGCTATATGCAGACTGGAAGAAGATGTGTCCTGAACTGTCCCCTGCGCGCTGCGAGGACCTCTTCGTCGAGCTAGCCATCGCGCAACTCTTGGACCCTGCAAGGGCCATTCTCGCGTCCATGCTCGCGAACCCACATTTTACCCACTTGCATGAGAGCATCTATGACGCCCTCATTAAAGATAATATTCTGCGCCAGGGGCGCGCAAGAGATAGGTCAAGGCCGCGCTTTATGCTGGACGCGCAAGGCGAGATGAAGAGAGTGAATTAGATGGCTGAGCAAGCGAATTCGGAAAGCACGGTGGCAGCACCCGCGCCTAGCACGACATCTGTGCCCAGCGTACAACCTGTGTCCGCGCAGCCTGCGCAGAACATGGTGCCGCAGAGCGTGGTGGATCGCATTACCGCTGAGAAATGGGACGCCATCCGCGCGAAGGAGGAGAGCGATAGAAAGGCTGCGCTTGCGCAGGCTACGTTAGAGGAGCTTCGCAAGGTCGCGGGAGGGAGCGAAAGCGTGCAGCGTACGCAGCCCACGACGAACGCTCAAGAGCGCCTCTCGCCTGAGGAGCTCTCTCGCCTCGTGCAAGAGCAGAGCGCGGTGAATGATTTCAATAAGCAGTGCAATGATGCGGTCGAGAAGGGCCGTGCAGTGCACAAGGATTTTGATCAGGTGGTCATAAAGGACTTGATCAGGCTCTCTCCCGTCTACGACCCCCGCGTAGGCGGGCCGATCTTGCCGCAGCCGTTGGTCGAGGCTGCGCTAGCCACAGGCGAGGCTCATGAGGTCTTGTACGCGCTGGGGAAAGATTCTACGAGCGCTGAGCGTATATTACGCTTAAGCCCCATCAAGCAGGCCTTCGAGATTGCGAAGTTGCATGACAAAATCGTTGCTGCACGTGCGCCGGCTGAGGGCGAGGCTGAGGGAGATGTGAGTGAAGAGGACGCGGAAGGCAACGCGCCAGCGCCAGAGGAAGTCTTCGCAGCAAGCAGCGGGCGTGCGAAAGCGAGAGCAAACGTGGAAGAAGACACTGAAGGCATCTCCAAGGCTCCCCCGCCAATTCGTTCTCGCGCTGGTGCTGGTAGCGCGGTCACGCGGCCAGCGTTCAATATGAGTGATACGAGCAAGAGCTCGATTGAGGATTGGATCGCCCAGCGCGAGGCGCAAGTGCGTGCTCGCGCGGCGAAAGTACGACGATAGCGGACACGGGGCCGCTTTCCCCGCGCAAGAGAACGGCTCACGGGACCGCACTCCCGCGCAATGGATGCTAATATAGCCGCTCGTCCACGGCAGCCCGCGTAGCACGTACGACGTGCTCGCACTCCTTGGAGCGAGAAAATGGCTGGTAATGCACTTCTTACAATTAACCTGATCACGCGTGAAGCGGTACGGCTCTGGAAGAATGCTAACGCTTTCATCCAGCACATTGACATGCAGTACGATGACAGCTTTGCGCGCACGGGCGCGAAGATTGGCTCGTCTCTGCGTATCCGCTTGCCGAACGATTACACTGTGCGCACAGGCCCCGCGGCGAGCGTGCAGGACACGATCGAGCAGTCCACGACGCTCGTCATGGCCACGCAGAAGGGCGTGGATGTCTCGTTCAATAGCGTTGATCGTACGCTGTCGCTCGACGACTTTTCGCGCCGAGTGCTAGCACCTATGGTGAACGACACCGTGGGCAGCGTCGCCGCAGATGTGATGTCTGGCGTGGACACTGGCGGCACGAACGGGGCAGGTATCTGCAACTTCGTCGCCAATACTGACGCGTCAGGGAATCTGCTATCGCCTATCGCGCAGACCTGGCTACAGGCGGGCGCCTTCTTGAAGCAAAATAGCGCCCCCATGGACGCCTGGAAGTTCATCATCGATCCCATCACGGAAGCGCGCACAGTGGCCTCGCTCACTGGCCTCTTCAACCCTTCCGCGAAGATTTCCTCGCAGTACCGCACGGGAATGATGGCCATGGACACCCTTGGTGGTGACTGGTACATGGATCAGACTGTGCTCCAGCACACTAATGGGACGTACAATGGCAGCACGACAGTGAACGGGGCGAACCAGAGCGGGCTCGCGATCACTGTCAATACGAATGGCACTGGCACGCTCGTTGTGGGCGACATCATCACCTTCGCTGGCGTGCACATCGTCAATCGTATCACGAAACAGGCCACGAACCAGCTTCGCCAGTTCGTCGTGACCGCGGCCTTCCTCGCGGGCACTTCCACCGCGTTGAACGTCTACCCTGCGCTGATTCCTGCCGGCGCGGGCGGCGTGCAGGTGCAGTACCAGACTGTCGACGTGAGCCCGGCGAATGGTGGGGCGATCGCGCTCGCGAGTGGCATCACTGCCAGCACTTCCACCGTCGCGCAGGCCTATAGAAAGAACTTCCTCTTCGCACCCGAGGCCGTCACGATGGCCAGCGCAGACCTCATCATGCCCACGAAGGGCGTGGAAGAGGCTGCGCGTGAGGTCTTCGATGGTGTGAGCCTGCGTATGCTCACCGCGTACGTGCCAGGCACGGACCAGCTCATCACGCGCCTGGATGTGCTCTACGGCTTCCTCTGGGTGCGGCCTGAGTGGGCCTGCGCAGTGGCCGATGTGATCTAGCTAGCACGTAGCGCGAAGAGCGCAGAAAGAAAGGACATAAAATGGCTGACGAGAAAGAGAAGACCGTAAGCGCTCCCGTGCACGTAGTTGCGCCTACACCGAAGAGCGCAGAGAAGGCGCCTGTCAAGCGCGAGCACGCGGACGAACATCACGAGCGCGAGCACGAGCACCTCTCGGTCGAGGCGCGCATTGCGCATCTCGAGGCGCGACAGCGCAAGATCGAGCGCGTGCTGCACGAGGTGCAAAAGCTCGCGCACTCGCTGGGCGGCCACAGCGCACCGCCCTCCCCAGAAGACTGGTGATGACCGGCCAGTAATATTCTGGGTGACGGCGCGGGGAGCGTTCTCAGCCGCTCCCCGCAGCCTTCACGAATTTGCTGAGCGTGGAGCGCTGAGATGCCACTGAAATCAGGATCATCGCGCAAGGTCGTCGCGCAGAACATTCGTGCAGAGATGCATGCGGGAAAGCCGCAGAAACAGGCAATAGCGATTGCGTACAGCGTGGCACGTAAATCGCGCAAGAGAAAGAAGAGATAAAATGCTAGACGTATACAAGCGCCTACAGGCGAACGGCGTCATCGGGCCCATGATGAAGGTGAATAGCGCTGGCAGCATAATTGTCGACCCAGGCGGAGAGAAGCCCGGCAACCTCGTGCCGCGTCCGCGCCAAGAGTATCCCAAGGTCGTGAGACGCTACAGCGCAGATGGCACGCGCGTCTTCGAGACCATTGTGGGGAGCAAGAATGAAGAGCTGCGCTTGCTCGCAGAGAATCCCGAGATGAGCGATACTCCGCTCTCGCCCCTCGAACAAGAGCGCGATGCGCTCGCACGCGAGAATGCGGAGCAGAACAAGACCATCATGTCGATGCAGGACAAGATGGAAGAGATGATGAGGAAGATGAGCGAGCTGTCGCAGAAGATGGAGAACGATGCTGCGAAGGCTGTAGCAGTGGGCGGACGGAGCGATCCTCCGCCCACTGCGCCAGGCAAGGGCATTGAAGCGCTAGCAACACAGAGAAAGTAGTCCGAATTCGTGACCACGCCACTCGACGCGCTCACGCCACTCAACATCCTCACCCTCGCGTTCAAAGACGCGGGCGTGCTGGGCGTGGGGCAGACCCTCCTCGCCGAGGACGTGAGCGATGGTCTCACACGCCTGAATATGCTCATGGCCCAGTGGGCCAACTCGCGCTATCTCGTCTATCAGCTCACGAATCTCTCGCTGACGAGCACAGGAGCGCAGACGTATACGATTGGACCAGGCGGGAGCTTCAACATCGCTGTCCGGCCCGATAGGCTCGAGAACGGTTGCTATTTCCGCCAGCTCGTACAATCTTCTCCGAACCAGGTGGACTATAATCTCGAGCTGCTTGAGAGCTGGGAGGACTATAACGAGATCGTCTTGAAACAACTGCAGACTTTTCCGCAGTACATCTTCTATGACCCAGGCTACCCGCTCGGTACGATCTACCCCTACCCCATACCTCAGGCGAACATCTACATGCTCAATCTCCTCGTGAAGGGCGCGGTCATCTCGCAGTTCACGTCCCTCACGCAAATTATCTCCATGCCCAACGTGTACTTTCTTGCGCTGATCCTCACGCTTGCCGTACACTTCCGCTCTGCATATCGCTTGCCGCCAGATCAGCTTCTTGAACAGCGCGCAAAAGAGGCGCGCGAGGTCGTGCGCGGGGGGAATACTGCGCTCGCGCGCTTGCGTATGCCCAAGGGGCTCGTGCGAGGTGGTGGGTACAATATCTACTCGGATCAGATTAACTAGGAGAGAGAGAAGATGTTTAAGATGCTCAAGCAACTCGCTATCGCGCTAGGGCTCGTGCTAGGGGGTGCGCTCGTCGCGCTGGGCGCTACCTTGCCGCTCCCTGCCGTTAACGGCCCGTATCTGGGTGACCAGAATAATAATCTCTACCAGATCACCCTCGCGTACATACAAGGCGCAGGATACGGCCAGGCGACAGTTAGCACGATTGACCAGACGATCGGGCAGACAAACTGCACGCCCACCGGCCTTAGCAATAATATGCTCACTTTTCTCAAGACCAGCGCAAGTACAGGCTACATCTGTCTCCCCCCTGCTATCGCAGGGCGCCGTGTAGAGTACTACAACGGCACGGGACAGACGATTAACATCTACGGCTCGAATTCCCCCTTCGTCGCAGGCACGGCGGACACGATTAACACCACCGCGGGCAGTACAGCGTACGCCAGCATGACGACAGGCAAGAACACCGTGTGCTTCGCTTACGCGAATGGCGCGTGGTCGTGCTCGGTTAGCACGCAATAAGAGCGCGCTGTGTGCAAGGAGAATGTAAGATGAAGAAATATACGCTGGTGCTTCTCATACTTCTCTGCGCAGCTTTCGTACTCTTTACTCTGCATGTGCAGGCTCAGGGACCAGTCATACCATACGAGCAGCCGCCGGGCAGCGGCCCCAGCGCGATGGTGGATTCGCAGCCGGTATTGCTTGCTGGTCTCACTAGCACTCCAGTGCTCGCGCACGCTGGCGCGTCCCGCGTGGGCATTGTGTACTGCTACAACGGCTCTGGCGCTGTCGCATACATCCAGCTCTTCGATAGCGCTACCGCTGGCGCGGTCACTGTGGGCACGACCACGCCGAAGCTTTCGCTCGGCATTCCCACAACGCTAGCGAGCGGCACGGGCCCTGCAGTGATAGGCGTAGCGTTCTACAAGGGCATCGTTGCTGCGAGCACCACGACCGCGACGGGCAGCTCGACAGCCACGATGGACTGTAATGTTACGTATAACTAGCGTAATAGTGGTAATGCTTATCCTCGCCCTTAGTGTGTTCACCGCGCGCAGCCAACTGCTCATCACTGGCGCAGGAAGTACGGGCAAGCCCACCTCGCACGTTGGAAGTGCACTCTTGCTCGAGGCTGGTGGAGCCAACGTGCTCTTACTCGAAAACGGTACAGATAATCTA